CGCTTCCGCCACTCCACCAATGATTTGAAAATTCGCTCTTATCTGGTCAAGCCTTTCTTGGTCTGTCATAAACACCTCACTTTGCTTCAACTCCTAATAAATAAATATCCGCTGTATCCGTGCCAGCATTATCGGTAAAAGTCAAATAAACTTTCTTCAAACTCGTCGTGTCTATGTAAGGCAAATCAAGATGTAGAGTAAGATTGCCATTTCTATTACTTGCCAAAAGCAAGGACGGGAAAGTGCCGTTTTCATCAAAATCAGCATCGGGGTATAAAGTAAGCGTCCAATCAGTAGATACCGTCTTGACTGAAATATACTTAATGATTGACTTTGAAGTATCCCAGTTAGTAGCATCAGAGAGCGTTAAATTTCCAGATGCCTGAGCTAATGCTTTTAAATAAATATAAGTCATATCCGTATCCCCTGCACTGCCTATTCTTAAAGTCGTAACTCTGTTTATCTTAGCTGACAAAACCGTCTTGGGTGTCATCCTTGACAACACAGCCCTGACTTGTTCAACTCCTACTGTGCCTGCGCTCCCGCCCCATTCGCCTGTGCCCCAGGCATCATTTCCCCAACCCGCATCCGAAGAAGTAGCAACTAATATTTTATGATTTACAGCTTTTGGCGTAACATTGCTTTTTATTATTTTTATTAATGTATTTGATTTTGCAACAAGGTTCATCTTTTATTGTAGTGTCCATTCAATCTGTTTATCGTGGTCAAAACTACCCTGCCTTGCCCTTCTTTGCAATATTTAGGGCAATGAACACATAACCAGCTCATTGGGTCATAGATGTTTTCAATGCACCATGCGGCTGAAACCAAAGGTTGAACGACTATGCCTGTATCACGCAATCTATGGAGTTTTCTCCAATCCACCATTTTACGCCCATAAGCATCCAACTTAATCCGCTCTTTGCGTATTTTTATGCGCCTGCCCCTTAACTCCACGAAGTTAGAGCAATCTTTGGCCCAGGGGATAGGCTCACGCAAGTAAACATCTACTGTGGGCGGTATAAGATAATGGCCAGGACACTTTATCATCCGCTTGATGTAAGGTGTCCCGACCACTTTATTCTTCTCTAAAATTACTGACATTATTTCTTCATCCCTACATCTTCGGGTTTTAATACCGCATTAAGTTGTGATGCTGGAACGCCAAACTGTTTTTCCATTATCGCAATCAATTTTTCAAAGTTACCAGAACGCCTTGATCTGCTCTTAATTTCCCTGCGCTTTTTCTCTGTCGCTTCTATTTTTTTGTATTCAGGCGTTTCTTTATATGCCGCCACTTGCTCTGCTGTCGGTATTGTAACTGATAAAACAACACCTGCGGCAGCCATATCGCCCAAAAATCTCTCCGCGTTATCAGGGTGCATAGGACCGAAAGAATTGCCTGCCCTATCCCACAACGTAATGTTCTTATGATCAAAATGTTGTTTAACAACTATACCCGCCGCACCGTGTTGCTTAGATTGCGTTTTTCTTATCTTTCCTATCTCATCGTGCAAACTACCGCCGCTTCTTGCCTCTGATATTATGCGGGAGTTTTCCTGTTCAGCTAATTTCGCCCGTAACGCTTCGTTCTCTTTTTGCAACGCCCCTAAATCCTGCTTTGACATATCCTTCTCCTTTTTCCTGTGTTGCTGGGTTTTTTTGTTGTTCAAAAATTAAGAGGCATATGCTTCTTGATGCAATTTCGTGTGACATTCCTTTTAAACAAAGCATATGCCCCTTAATCCACCCACAGTTAGCCTCTCAGCCTACAAGAGTTTATTGATTAGTGAACCTCATCAAATTACCGTGTAAATTGCGTAACAGAGCTTCACCACGTATTTCAGAACCCACGATTTCAGTCCCAACTTCGGACGCATCGCGTTCAACTTCTATCTGGAAACTTCTCTTAATGACATTCTTAATTGCTGCCTTAGAGAAAGCTGCCCCTGCGCCGTTGTTAGAGCTGTCTATCGCTATATTCCCGTCTGACCACAGATTGAAGCCCATGACCATACCCGAAAACCCTGAACGTGTCCAATCTTCACCAACCGTGCCCACACCACTGCCACCGTTGATGCTATCGCTTGAATTATCAAACAAAGTTATGATACCTTTGTTTGACCATATTAGCGTAGCAGGAAGAACGAGATGGTAAGGTAACGTGGCATGACCTGCGCCGCGCAACGAACCATAAGCATCATACAGATCCGCTGGAGCTAAATACGCTGACGTGGTAGTTGAGCAACCTTGATTAGTAGAAAAAGACGTAAACAATGTTACCAAGTCTAAGTCTTTTCTGACTACCAAACATTCGCCGATTAGCTGTCCAGCTACTGCCGCCATATCCTGTATAGAACCTAAAGACGCTATGTCTTTAAGCAACACAGACGCATTATGAACGCCAACCGTAGCACTTGAAGGTGATGCTTCTGAGGCATACCCACCCGAATCCACAGCCTGCGCGGTAGAGCTATCGTCAGCCTCTGCCGTCAACTTTGCTATCTTGGGTGTTTGATGGACAATGCCTGGACCCATGAAATCAATGTTTGTTATCAATGGCCCTACAACATCGCCTTCAACCAACTCAAGAACAGCCGCACCGACTATTGTCGGAATAGCCTCCGTTAATGTAGTCGTAGTTGTATCCACGCCCAACATTAACAGCATTGCAAAATAATTAAAAAGTTTCTTAAACATTATCTCCTCGCTGTATCTGTCCTATGTCCTACGTGAAGTCATAGCACTTTGGACTTTTTCTTTTAGATCCTTCACTGACTTAAAATCCCCTACCTTTTGTGCTTGCAGCATCTTGTTGGTTAGGGTCATAAGGTCATCCCCACCTGCTGCACCACCACCTGCGCCACCTGCCGGCGGTGTCCCGCCCCCTGCCCTGTTTGTTGCTTTGACCAGATGGGGTTTATCGGTCAAAAATTTCTTGACTCCCTCTTCTACTGAATGAAGAGTATCAAGTCCGTTAGCATCCTTGCCTTTTATCCGAATGTTACCGTCCTTGTCAATTACCGCCTGTGTTTTTAATAGTGCCATCGCTTCCTCAGCATAGGCGTTTTGCTTTGTTATCTCACTAATAAGTGCATTGCCGATCTTCATATCAACAATATCACCGTCTTTTTTAGAAATAAGCCCCTGGTATTCTTTCTCTTTAGTTATCCAACCCTCTTTCAACTTTTCATATTCTTTTTTTGCCTCTAATTCCTTTTGTGTCGCGGCTTCTATCTGTTTCTCGTGGTCTGCCTTGAACTTCCTTAAATCTTCAACCTCTGAAACCATAGGCGCTGTCTTTACCCGTTCCCTCGCCAATCTTTCTTCAACGATTGCGTTGACTTTTAGCTGCTGCTCTGCTGAAAATTCCTCTGATTTAGCACCCGCCTCACCACGCTCACTTGATAACCACCCGAATAATCGCCTTAACATTATACTACCCCCCTCTATTTACCGCCTGTCGGCGTATTTACAGTAGCCATTTTATTCACCTTATCCATAAAAGACGGAACTTTGTTTAAGAGTCGGCTACCGATACTCTGTCCGTTTTTATCTTCATTGCTTGCCATATCATCAACCATGGATTTCATATCCTCGTCATTCATACGAGGGAATTTCTTTTTCATAATTGCTGTTTTGATTTCTTTGTCAAACTCTGCGCCCAAACTCAACCTCGCCATTTTCTCTGCTTCGTCAATGTCAGCATTGAGGCTTTGAATAGAGAACTCGTGCGGATATTCTATAGAGCCGTCAAATTTTTTATCAATCCAGCGGGCAAACATACCCCAAAGTTTCATTTCACCATCTTCTAAATTGCCCGCCTTTTTAGACAAAGCAGAATTGGTCTGGTTAAAATCCCATGCTTTAGAAACACCTGATTGCTGGACTGCTGACTGTTCGGGCGCCTGGACACTTCCACCCTCTAATTTAGCTAATTGAAACATTTTAGCCACTTGTCTGTCTATGTGTTTAAAATAAGTTTCAGAGTTAGCCGCAGGCGGTGATACATACAAAGGCGCAGCAGAACCCACAGGGTATAGCAACCCCTTTGATGTGCCGACACTCAGCTCATCATAATCTGTTGAGTTGCCCTGTAACGCCAGGAATGCGAAAGTCTGATCCCGCAATATCTGTTTT